AAGGAGTAATCATGTTTGAAGCTAAGGCGCTCAGTGCCGCAATTCGTAAACGCAAAAGAGAATCACTTCGTCCTGATATGGATTATGCCGGTCAAGAAGCGGTTGATCCAAATGTTGCTTTTGAAGAGAAGCAAGATGTGGAAGTTAATCAAGCACTTGGAGAACCAGACCATGAATCTCCCACGGATACTGAAATGGGCGAAGATGAGTCTAGCCAGGACGTTGAACAGCTTAAAAAATCAATCGTTCGAATTAAGAAGTATTTCGACGCATTATGAATGCTGTAGAAACTCTTGAAATACTTCGGGAGTTAAAACGCTCCGGAGCGGTACACTTTAAATCATCAGAATTTGAAGTCCAGTTTACTTCTGTGTCCTCTGAGCAATTACCTCTCAATTCTACGGTGCATGTGCCAGCTCCAACTCCTACACTTTCTGACGCTCCAGTAGCCAATGAAGAAGCAACTGAGAAGCTAAAGGGATTGATTAATACCCTGAGGATGGATGATTCAAAGCTTTTAGATACTATTTTTCCAGCAGGAGCCGGGGGATAATCCATGGGGTTCACGACAAGCCCGGTTGAAGTAGCTAAGATGGCTAAGGACAAGATTATTGATCCCAGAGATCGTAAGACCTTGCCCAAAGAACAAAACTATTACCAATGGTGGTTAGCGCGTGATGACAAAGAATTGCTTGCCCAACTTCTTTCAACAACTGCGTTTCTTAAAAATTTCCATTCGGCGCGGATACGACAAGCTTCTATGTACTCACGGCTATTTAGTGGCAAGCCTCTTTATAACTATTTGGCTTCTACTTCTACTTTGGACAATTCGCAACAGATGCCGATTGGACGACCGACCGCCAATGTCGTATATTCATGTATCGACACCCTCACCTCAAAGATTACACAGGATAAACCTAGACCTGTTTTCCTCACTAACGCAGGAAATTACAAGGAACGAAAGATAGCCAAAGAGCTGAACAATTTTATTATGGGCGAGTTTTATAGGTGCAAGGCCTATGAACTCGGAGCGGAAGCGTTCAGAGACTGTGCTCAGCTTGGAAATGGTTTTATTAAGGTGATCGAAAAAGACGAAAAGGTTGAACTAGAGAGAACATTGGAGACAGAACTACTTGTAGATTTTAACGATGCCTATTACCGCAAACCGCGTGCTTTGATTCAAACAAAGCTGTGCGATCGTGGAGTTATGTCAGAAGAATTTCCGAAAGAATCAGAAAAAATATACGCATCTCAGGGTGGAACGGTAGACAGTTCGCCGCAATCGACTGACACGGTATCTGACCAGTTTATTGTTAGCGAAGGCTGGCACCTTCCTAGTGGTAAAATGGCCAAGGACGGTCGGCACGTCATCGTTTGCAGCGAGGGAGTGTTGCTTGATGAACCCTGGGAAAAATCATATTTTCCATTTGCAAAGCTTGATTATAACCAAAACACAGTAGGTTGGTTTGCTCAGGGTTTGGCAGAAATCCTATTTCCTGGTCAAATGGAAATCTACAAAATGCTGATAATTGCATCCCAATGCATTGAAATGGTCGGTGTTCCTAAAATTATCATTTCTGAGTTGTCTAAGGTTTTAGAGACCGCATTTAACAACAACGTTGCCTCTATCATCAAAGTAAAAACGATGGCAGAAGCGCCTCAGTTTGTTAATGCAACGTGCAACAATCAAGAGATATACGATTACATCAAGTGGTTGATTGAAAATGCTTATCAAATGTCTGGTGTATCTCAGCTTAGTGCGGCCTCACAGAAGCAGGCCGGTCTAAATTCAGGTGAAGCACTTCGCACGATGCAGAACGTTGAAAGCGATAGGTTTGCTGCCCTTCAGAGACGATACCAGAATTTCTATCCTGATCTTGCTTACATAATGATCGACAAGGCATGCGACATTTATCAGAGGACTGGATCTTATACCACTGTATATCTAGGAAAAAATGGGACTGAAGAAGTTGATCTACCTATTGTAGGTGGAGTTTTAAAAGACACTTATGTTATTCAATGTTTTGATGAATCTTCGCTCCCACGCGATCCCGCAGGTCGTCAGGCAAAGCTTTCAGAGATGCTAGCGGCAGGCGAGATAACCAATCAAGAATTTCGTCGGTTATCAAACTTTCCCGATCTTGAGCAGTCGGACCAGCTCGCATTAGCCTTAGAAGAGCGTATTTTGCACGATCTTGATAATATTGTTGAAAATGGGAAATCTGGATTCTCCGCACCGGATGAATTTATCCTTGATCCAACCGATCTTGCAACTACTCTAACCGTTCAAACTATCAATAAATATGCAGTAACTGACCTTGAAGACTCTAAAAAGCAGTTACTTGAAGACTATTTTACTACCATTCAGACTTTAAAAAAGACTGCAACGCCTCCTCCTCCCATGCCAACTCCACAGGATCAGGGAGCTGGACAATTGTCAGTAGCACCACCGGCACAATCCGTAGGGCCTACGTCTGGGGTGCAAGTATGACCGAAGAAAAAATGAAGAAAAATAATAATGGAGAATCGAGTCAATGTCATTTACTACCGAAGCAATAGATGCTCCGGTTACTCCAAAGAGTAACTTAGAGCAAAGTCAGTTTGATTTACCCTCAAAAGAATTCGTAGGTTACGACCCAAAAGGCACAACTACAGTAACTGGGACTCCAATCCAAAAGAAGGATTTAGAAAATTCGAAGCAGTCAAACATTAATGAGCAGGTTGAAGACGCACCGGTTCAAAAAGAAGAAGAGTCTGTAAAGTTATCCCCTCAGGTAACTGCGCTAGTTAGAAAAGAGCAGGCACAGCGAAAGAGGGAGCATGTATTAGCACAGCGAGAAAGAGAATTGGCTCAAAAGTTAGCTGATGCTGACAAATATGCTCAGATCAAGGCAAAACTTGAAGCCAAGGATTACTCTGCTGCAGATGAACTTGGATTATCTTATGATGAGTATACTCAATATCTCATAGATAAAAAGTCATCAGAAGATCCTACCGAGAAACGATACAGACAAGTTGAAGAAAAGCTTTCTTCATTAGAGAAGGCGCAAGAAGAACAGGCTATCAAAGAATATCAGGCTAACCAAGCGTTGTGGAAACAAGAAATCGCTAAAATAGTTGGCGAGAATGAAGAGTTTTCTACGATTAAAGAGCTTGGAGTAGAACATCTTGTTTTACAGCATGTTAACGATAGCTTTGAAGAAGATGGAATCGAACTAACTTCAGAACAGGCGGCAAAAGAGATTGAGGCCGAACTTGTAAGGCGCGCAGAGAAGTTTGCTTCCGTAACAAAGATTAAGAAAAAGTTTTCAGATCCATCCAAAGTATTGGGCGCTCCGAAGACCGCGCCAAAAACGATAACACAAAGCATGACGGTAACTTCCGGTCAGAAGCCATCGTCAAAACCATTTCACATGATGTCGGAAATGGAACAATGGGAAGAAGCTGCACGAAGGGTTCAGGCTTCCCGAATTCAGAGGTAATAAATGGGTACTCCAGCTAATCCGGCAATTGCTTATAGTAATAGCCAAGACAACTTGCAGGTCCTGAAACAGCTCTATAGCGACGACGCCTGGGTAATGAAAGACATTGTATTCAATAAAAACAGGTTCTTGTCCATGGTAGACAAGGACGAAACGGAAATGGGTTTGGGCGGTTTGAACTTTCCCATCCCAGTTCTGTATGATGTTGGCGGTGGCGGTTCTGCTAACCTTGGCACTGCTCAGACTTACCAGACCGCTCCTGCTACGGCTTCTTTTCTTCTGACGACCGTTAATGTGTATCGAGTTGGTTCAATTCAAAACCAATTCCTCCGCGCTTCGGCTCAGAACATCGGCGCTTTCATGCCAGCAGCCAAAATGAACGTGAAATCCCTGTATATGGGGGCTTCGAATGACATCGCGTTCCAAATGTTCTCGGATGGGTCTGGCGTTCGTGGAACTTTCGGTCTGGGCAGCGGTTCGATCAATGCTGGCGTTATCACTTTGGATAACCTGGGCATGGTCTACCAATTCTCAGTCAACATGGCTCTTAACGCCTTTTCGATCAGCGGTTCAACTGCTACGCAGTCCACCGGTGGTGCGATTGGTTATGTTGTAGCAGTGGACACCGGAGCTGGAACGGTTACCGTGTCTCCTACCCTTCAGGGTGCTGCCGGCACTCCTAGCGGCTGGTCTACTGCATTTCCGAATTTGGGACGTGTAGGCGACACTCTGTTCAGCACCAATGGCCTGAATTCGGCGAACATGCTTTGTATTGCTGGGTTGGGTTCTTGGGTGCCTTCTGTAGCTCCCGGTCCTAGCGATTCATTCTTTGCTCAGAATCGCTCGGTCTCACCGACCAAATTAGCTGGTCTGCGCTTCCAGGGACAGAGCGAGTCAATTCAGGATTGCCTGATTGACGCAACTAATCAGCTTGCTGCTCAGTCTTCGGAAGCTGGCGATCCAGATGCGATCTTTATCAACCCGATCTCTTATCAGACCCTTGTGAAGAACTTGACCGGTCAAGGCCAGTATCAGATGATCCGCGCGAAGGTGAACGAAGAAGTTGAGATTAGCTTTAAGGCGCTTGTACTTCCTACCGCAAATGGTGAAATCTCGATTATTCAGGACAGAAACTGCCCGGCACAAACCGCGTATATTCTGACAATGAAGACCTGGAAGCTTCGTTCTTTGGGTAAGATTCCTCAATTCCTTACCTTCCCCGGATTCTACGATATGCTCGGATTTCCAATTCCTGGACAGGATGCGGTTGAGATTCGCGTGGGTGGATATCTTAACCTCTCTTGTAACGCTCCGGGTGCAAATGCAGTGGTCGCACTGCCTCAGTAAACCCTTCTCTTACTGAGCCATAAACGCCAGCGGCTTCGGGATTAAAACCCCCGAAGCCGTTTTCTTTTCCGAAGCAGATACGCATTAGCGTAGGGCACTTCTGCGCCTCTCAGACTAGATGCCTCGGCAATCTGGGGGTTACATTTCGAGGTTTAAAATAAGGGGTTCCTTAAATGTCTGGTAATACGATTGGAAACAATGGCGGTCGTCTTTATTCGTTCGGGTCTCAACCCGTTCTGATTGATTGTAATTTTGTGGTTGATCCTGCCAACGGAACAGGAATGGGTATTAGAAATCTTAAAGGACAGGGTGTGCAGAATGTTTATATGCATTCTACGGCTCCAGCCAGTTCTAATCCGAACCCGACACCCGGATATGCATGGATTCAATTGGCTTCCAATTACAATCGCTATCTCGGCGGATTCTCTGGATTTGTTTCCCCAGTTGTTGGATCTCCACTGGCCATCAACGCAGCCTCTGCTGCTCTTAGCGTTCACAGCCCGTACATCATTACCTCTGTTGGAGCGGGTCCTTCTGGTGTTGTAACTATTTCACCCGTTGCCGACATTGCAGGTTCGCTTGCTGGTAAATACTTCAGCCTTTTTGATTCTTATGGAAATACCTTCGTAATCTGGTTTAATGTTTCCGGTGTTGGCGTTGCTCCTCAGCTTGGTTCACCCGCTCCGGTTGGTCAACGTGGCTTGCAATACGTACAGCAAAGCATTGCGGCCAACTCTTCTGCTGCAACAATTGGTGCCGCACTGGTTTTGACGATCGAAAATCTTCCCTCTGGAATTTCCGGAACATTTGCATTTACGGCAAGTGGGACTTCTACCGTTACGGTTACATCAACCGCTGCGCTCCCAGTGGCCGGTATCCCCATGGATGGGTCTACCGTCATTCCGGAACATGGTCCTGCTGTGCCGATTATCTTCACCATTGCGCCCGGATCTGCTTCTGCTAATTCAATTTGGACGGATGGCTCGGGCCATCTGTATACCGTCACCACTTCGGTTGTGGCCGGAACTACGCTGGTAACGTCTGGTGTTGGCGCTCCGATCGGATCGGTGCTTAGCTTTGTTTCTGGACCAGGAAGCACTGTAGCCCTTAGCTTCACAAACGCGGTAACTGGATATGCAACTGGGTTTGGTTTTGCGGTTATTACTAGCGACACAAACCTGCAGGACTGGCAGTCGGTTGGACTTCCTAAGGGCCTTAATCCTTCAGTTGGTCAATCGTTTATTGCCAAGGCTACTGGAGCTGGATCTAGTAGCGGACTTGTTATGGCTCCAGGAGTTTCGGATATTGTTAGCATGGAAGTAATTGGCGATCCTAATGCCTCTTTTGCTCCAATGCCTCAGGGTGGAAGTCCTTTCGTGGGATCCTGGATCATGGTACAAATGCTGGGACTTCCGGCTTCTGGACAGGTCCCAGTGGCTACTGCTCCAGCTACTGGATCGGTTGTGGGATTGTCTTTCTATGTGGACGCTAAATTTAGCCCTTCTAACGTCGGATTCTAACTGGCGCGTACAACACTGGCGGGTAGGGCATGGATAAAACCGGCTCTACCCGTTTTAACTTGGGGTAAAACATGGCAAGTTTGAGCGGTGTACCTGTGCAGGTAATTCTACAAACTGGGAACGGACAAAACCTGCTGACATGGGCACTGGTCGCCGGTGCGGCAGGATATAGCGTTAAGAGGTCCACAGACGGAGTTAACTTCACCGTAATTGCATCTCCTACTGTTAATTACTTTACTGATTCAACCGTTACTATCGGTTCAACATATTATTATTCTGTTGCGTCGGTTAGTCCTGCTGGGACTTCTGGTTATATGGCGTCTTCGCCGGTATCAATTACCCCATGTGCGCCAGGTCAGATTAATTTAGGTTATCTTAGGTATCAGGCCAAGCTAAGGGCTGACATGCTTAAAAGCAATTTCGTTACCTTAGATGAGTGGAACCTGATGCTAAACAACTCTGTCATGGAGTTGTATGATCTATTGGTTACAAAGTTTGGAGAAGACTATTTTCTAGCCCATCCTCTAATCATTCAAAGCACATCAGCACTTTCTTATCCGTTACCAAATGGGACAAATTATCCCAATATTGGTGGAATACCAAATACTTCTGGATCTCCGGCTCCTGCATGTTTCAAGGTTTACGGAATGGATTTTAACTCATTTGGCGCTCAGATTAACAATACGCAGGGATGGATTTCAATGTCCCGGTTTAACTGGGCCGACCATAACAAGTACAATATTCTTTTGGGTGCAGCCTCAAACAATGTATCGGGACAATATTGCTCATTCCAGTTTAGGGAAATGGGCGACCAAGTATATATTATTCCCACCAATTCTGGGCAATATTTCCGTCTTTGGTATGTCCCAATCAATGCACAGCTTTTACTAGATACAGATATGATGCCATTTGGGTACTCGGCGTGGTGGGAGTATGTGGTAGTCGATGCAGCGGCAAAGGCGCTTTCGAAGCAACAGCTGTTTGATCAGGCACAGGATTTAATGAACAAAAAGTCTGATCTTATGCTTCGTATTGAAACGACTGCAGCAAATAGAAACGTTGGACAGCCAAACACCGCAACAAACACTAGAAACACCATGGGTGACCCTAACTTTTCTGGTCCTGGGGGTAATTATGGCGGTGGGTTTGGTGGTGGATTGGGCGGGGGTTGGGGATATTAATGGCCCTACCGCTTCAACACACAAACCATCAACCCCTAAGTCTGATGCAAACCCAGTGGAAGGCTAAACTTGATCCAGTTTTATCTAATCCATTAAATAGCATTACAATTATACCGAATGTTTCACTTGTAGCCGGAACAAATACGATTAATCATAAACTAGGACAAACACAGCAGGGGTGGATTTTAGTAGATCAGCAAGGAGTTGCTTCAATCTATAGATCTGCTCCATTCAACAATCTAACACTCACGCTGACTAGCAGTGCGAATGTGGTTGTCTCGATAGGGGTCTTTTAAATGGCAAATGTAATTATTACTCCTAATATGGGTCTACCAAATCCTATTCCAGGCATTGACACTGGACCAGACTATGCATTCAACTTGCAGTCATGCATTAATCAAATTGATCAACACAATCATGCGGCTCCAAATGGTGGTGTTCAGATTAACCCAACTGGTATCAATCTTAATTCTGCACTACCGTTTAATGGTAATCCTGCAACAGGATTGCAGGCTGCTGTTTTTGCCCAGCAGACGCTTCCATTTAGCACTTTGAACTCCATTTTTGTTGGTACAGATGGAAATCTTTATTTTAACGATGGTATTGGTGACGCATCTATTAAGATTACTTCCGGGGGAAGTGTTAACGCTACGTCTTCTGGGATTACAAGCGGAACGGCTACTGCTTCTTTTGTTTCTTCAATAACTCCAGTTCTTGTGGTTGATTCTGCTCCTACTGTGCCCGCCAACATTCAGGGCGGTTCAATTTTGCTAGGAAATAACGTAGCCAACTCGAAGTTCTTAACATTAAGTCCGCCGGGTTCGATGGCGAATAACTTCAACATTACACTTCCGACGTTGCCCACTGCAAATTCTTTCATGGCAATGGATCAATATGGAAATATTACCAATCCAGTAGCGGTATCTCAGGGAATATCTAGTGCAAACATTGCATCGGGAGGTGTGTCCCGCCCTAACTTGGTTGCGGTTGGTCAGCAGATTGGTAACATGACTTTGCCATTATTTAATACGAGTAGTCTTACTCCGGTCGCAGTCCCTGGATTGTCTGCAACGATTACCACAACCGGTAGGCCAGTAATTATTATGCTTCAACCGGATCCGGCATATTTAACAATTACTGGTAGTGGTTTTAGTTATTATAATGGCGGTGCTCCTGGTACTCCCGGAACATACCCTTATATTGGTATATTTAAGAATTCCACTCAGTTGGTCTATTTTCTTCCATTTGGAGAACCGCTTTATACACAGGCAAGCGGTGCGCCAATTGTATACCCGGCATCGCTGATTTATTATGTCGATACACCGGCTGCTGGAACTTACACATATACCGTTAGGTTGGCTGTCTCAAATTCTGCTGCTGGATTGTATGTTTTTGGCAGTTCTTTGGTCGCCTATGAGCTGTAAATATGGCAATAACTAAGCAAAGCTTTCCTATCAATTTCGCGTTAGGGTTAGATACCAAAACAGACCCAAAACAGGTTCAGATAGGAAAATTTATATCCCTTGAAAATACTATTTTTGAGCATGGAGGACTACTTCAAAAGCGAAATGGATTTGGTGCGCTTGCATCATTGCCAGATAATAGTTCTACATATTTGACTACTTTTAATGGAAATCTGACGACAGTTGGAAATTCTATTAATGCATACAATGCCAATTCAGAAACTTGGATTTCAAAGGGGTCCTACCAGTCATTAGAACTAAGCACATTGCCGCTTATAAGAAATAGCCTAAACCAGTCTCAGGCCGATTCTGTGGTGTCTGACGGAGTAGTGTGCACAGTTTACACGAGCGTAAACAATGCAACAAACACCTATTTATATGCCGTAGCTGATGCAATTACCGGACAAAACATTATACAGCCATCGCAAATACCTTTTCTTTCTGGCGGTAGCATTTCGGGATCTTCAAGGGTGTTTGTTGTTGCTAATCTTTTTGTAATTCTTAGCCCGGTAACAATTTCTGGAATTACTTATTTACAGTATTGTTATTTGCCAATTAAAAGCCTTTTGGGTTCTTCTGGTATGTCTAACATATCATCGGCGTATAACGTTAGTTCTGATGTGTATGTGCAATTGACAACAAATCCAGGATGGGACGCGGTAGTCATAAATAATACAATAGTAGTAGCCTATAATAGTACTACTGGCGGACAGGGCGTGCACATAGCTACGCTTGCACAACAGCAGATTGCATCGAACAATTCTACAACTGTTATCTATACATTTACTGGGTCTGCATATGTAGCCAATCTAATGTCTATATGTGTTGATATTATGACTTCAGGAGGAACTACTCCGATAATTTACGGCACATTTTATAATGACTCTACGCAAACCGCGTATACTTTTTCTGTGTCGATCGCGTTTGGATCAATAACGTTGGTTTATAACCCTATAGACATTAGTGGAAGCACCGCGCTTGTAAATATTGCAACTGCTGCTCAAAATGGGATGTGCACCGTATTTACAGAGGTACAAAATAGCTATGGGTACGACTCCGCAATACAGTCAAATTTTATAAATAGGGTTATAATTAATAATACTGGTATAGTTATTGGGTCGGTTGTTATTGCGGTTCGAGGTGTTGGGATAGCATCAAAGGCGTTCATTGTTAATGGTGAAGTATTTTTATTGACTGCGTATCAAAGCCCATTTCAGCCGACATATTTTTTGATTAATGGTTCTAGCGTTCAGACATCCCCGAAAGTGGTTGCAAAGATTGCTTACGAAAATGGTGGTGGATATTTAACGCTTGGATTGCCTAGCGTAACAGTTACTGGAAATGTTGCCCAAATACCATACCTGTATAAAGATCTAATTGCAGCATTGAACACTCAGAACAATACGCAGCAGACAACTAGCGGAGGTATATATGCTCAAACTGGCATTAATCTGGCTTCATTTACAATCGGAACGACTGCAATCGCATCCTCTGAGATTGGTAATAATCTCAATATTGGCGGTGGATTTGGTTGGATGTATGATGGATATTTGCCAGTAGAACAGAATTTTTTTCTTTGGCCGGACAGCGTGGCTGTTGTTGCATCTTCAACGGCTGGAAGCATGGGGGCTGGCGAATATTACTATCAGGCTGTTTACGAGTGGAGTGATAACCAAGGAAATATTTTTAGAAGCGCGCCCAGCATACCAGTAAGCATTACGCTAACTAGCGCACATACCTCTGTAACCGTTAGCATTCCGACATTAAGGATTACTTATAAAACAGCAAATATTCTGAAGATCGTTCTCTATAGGTGGTCCACAAATCAGCCGATTTATTACCAAGTAACGTCAATTACTGCTCCCTATCTGAATAGCACCACATCAGATTATGTCACTATTCCAGATGGCAATGCAGATTCATCAATTTTAGGTAACTCTATAATTTACACAACCGGTGGTGTTGTTGAAGACTTAAACCCACCATCATATAATATTACAACTCTGTTTGATACAAGACAGTGGATTGTAAATTCAGAAGATCCCAATCTTCTTTGGTACTCAAAACAGATTATTGAAGGCACTCCAGTAGAGTTTTCGGATTTATTCACTTACTATATAGCTCCTAATGCTGGAACAACTGCTGCAACTGGTCCTATTACTGCTATTTTTCCTATGGATGATAAGCTTATAGTGTTCAAAAAGGATGCTATTTACTACATCAATGGTAGCGGCCCAGATAACACCGGAACAAATTCTAGCTATTCTCAGCCGCTGTTCATTACTGCAACGGTGGGTTGCCAAAATCAAAACTCGATTGTCTTCATGCCTCAGGGGTTAATGTTTCAAAGCGAAGACGGTATCTGGCTTCTGGGTAGAGACCTAAGTACAAATTATATTGGTGCTCCGGTAGAGAAGTTTAACGGGAGCACGGTTGAAAGTGCATTAAATGTTCCTGGAACAACTCAGGTTAGGTTTACTCTAAATACTGGCGAGCATCTTCTGTACGACTATTATTATAGCAACTGGGGAACTTTCACTGGAGTACCCGCCATTTCTTCATGCGTCTACCTGGGCCTTCATACAATACTTTCGGCTCAAGGGCGAGTATATCAGGAAACTCCTGGGGTGTATTTGGACGGATCAAACCCTGTTCTTATGAGTTTTATAACGGGGCACATCCAATTACAGGGAATTTCGGGCTTCGAAAGAATCTTAGAATTACAGATTTTGGGACAATATGTCTCACCGCATCTTTTAAATTTTCAGATTGGCTATGATTATGGGGCATTTTCTGAGCAGGTTTTGATTACTCCAAGCAACTACACCGGTGTTTACGGTTCTGATGACATTTACGGCCAAACCAGTCCTGACGGAGGACTTGGCTCGCTAGAGCAGTGGAGAATACAGCCTGGGACTCAAAAATGTCAGGCATTTCAAATATCATTGCAGGAAGTATATGATCCAAGTTTTGGAGTACAGGCGGGGGCTGGTTTTACATTAAGCGCAATTACGTGTGTATTGGGATTGATAAGGGGCTACAGACCGGTTCGGTCCGCAAATACTGCAGGAACATCAAACTAGGCGGGGCTATGGATTTAAATAAGATCAGGCGATTTAATGAAAAAATGGGAAAACCGCAAAAGATGAGCAAGGGCGGTTTGATTAAAAAGCTGGGGAATAGACATTATTTTGCTTCTGGTGGTGAAACTACGCTTACTGGACCCGCACAAACCGGGGCGTCTGCAGTCGGAACGGTTAATAATAATGGACTGATTGGTACGGTTGGTAATCAGCTTGGTTTGAATAATCAGTTTCAAGCAACCGGTGCACCAATCCAAAATGGTACCAACGTAGGCCAGCTTAATGGCGCATACAATGGAGCACAAAGTGGTATAGCCCAGCAGCAGGGCCTTGCTAACCAAATGCTTCCAGGTACGCAGCAGGGCCTTGGAACTCAGGCTAATTTAACGGAACAGCTACAGGGTGTAATTAATGGAACCGGTCCCAATGCTGCTCAGTCTGCTTTAAACCAAAATACGGCGACAAACGTAGCAAACCAGGCGGCGCTTATGGCAGGGCAACGCGGCTCTTCTGCGAATGCCGGGTTATTGGCTAGACAGGCCGCACAACAGGGGGCAGCAACACAGCAGCAGGCGGTTGGACAAGAGGCCACGACGCAGGCACAGCAGCAGATTGCGGCTCAACAACAGCTTGCGGCACTGGCGCAGCAACAGGTTGCACAGGGTGCATCTGCAGTACAAGGTGTTAATAATACTCAGCAAAATGAGCAAAGCATTTTGCAGAATGCTAACACGGCGGCGAACAGTGCGAACGTGTCTATGCAATCTAATATTAACAATGTTAATGCTGGTGTTGCAGCCGGAAACCAGCAGCAGGCGGGTAATGTTGTTAATGGGGTTGGGTCGCTTCTTTCTAATGTGCCAGTAGTTGGATCATTGTTCCGTGCAAAGGGTGGAATTATTGCATCCGGTCCACACGATAGCCATGTGGCAAACTTCCTATTTGCAGAGGGTGGGGCTGTACCGGCAATGCTTTCTCCTGGGGAGCGGTATTTAAATCCAGAAGAAGTAAAACGAGTGGTTGAACATGGCGAGAATCCGCTTAAACTGGGTAAAAAGGTACCGGGGAAACCAAAAGTAAAAGGCGATTCTCTGAAAAATGATACTGTACCTGCAGATTTACAGGAAGGCGGCGTCGTCCTTCCAAGACATATCATGAACAAGAAAAGCCGAGATAATGCCGAACTGTTTGTTAGAAGGGCGGTTCACATGAAGGCACCGAAAGGCAGCAAGTAATGAAAATGCTGGACTTGGCTCAGTTTCAGAAGGTTAAAGAAGACGAAAAAACCGCCACAATGAGGCACAAAGATGGTCATGAAATGACAATCTTAATTGCCAAGTTGCCAAAAATTCATCGTGAGCAATTAAAACGTCTTAAAATGGCACATGGTGGAGGCGCTCAAAAAGACGATGACGATTTAGATACCTCTCAGACAACAAATCCCAGAAGCATGTTACCGGCGGATTTAGAGGTATCTAGGCAAATGCTTACAAATACAAATCCCGGTGTAAATGCGCCAGCAGTCGATGCAATGGCCGAAAATAATGGATCAGATAGGCCTATTGATCAAAATCTTGGCAATTATAAAAATGCTGCAGCCACACAGGGAGAGGCAACACAGCTCGCAATTGATTCAGCCAATAAACAGCGACAGATTGACGAAGCAAAAGCTCAGGCCATGGTTCCAATTGAGCAGCAGAACCAACAAAACGAGCAAGCATTTCAAAAAAATATAGCAAACGCATACAATGATATGGCTTATCATACAGACAAATTTGCCAACTACATGAGACAAAATCCTGTAGATCCAAAACATTTCGGACAAAGCATGCCGATAGCAAATAAGGTTGAAACGGCTCTTGGTCTATTGCTTGGTGGATTTACTGGCGGATTCAGTGGAACCGGTAATAACCCAGCAGCAAACTGGTTGAAGGATCAGCAAGAAAAAGACATTGCCGCCCAAATAAAAAATCAAGACAACGAGAAGACAGTTTACGGCGCATACCGCGACTTATATGGAGATGATAGAGCTGCAATTCTAGCTACAAAATCCAGTTGGAACGATTACATGATTCACAAAACTGCTGAGCTAGCTCAAAAATTGGGGACTCCTCAAGCGCAAGTTGGTGCTGAGCAAACAATTTCTAAGTTTTTATCAGACAAACAGGATGCGCTAACCAAGGCAGCATATCTTATTGGAGCACGCAGAAGCGGTGGGACTGGCGTTCCTTCGATGGGTACTAATGGGCAGCAAGGATCACAGCCGGGAGTTGCCGCTCCTTCGATGGATACTAATGGGCAATCTCAAGACTCAAAACCCAATGGTATTGTGTATGGTCCTGAGAATGCGGACAAAGATGGCACCTACAACATTCAACCAATATTAAAAACAAATGCAGCCGAAACATTTGATGATCTTGCACGAAGGGCAAAGGGTGATCCGGCTGCAGAGGCTAAGCTAGGTAAATTAAATGACCAATATGTGGCCGCTGGAAAAGCAGACGCTGCACTAAAGGGGGCAAAAGAGATATTTTCTAAGCTGTATCAGAATACAACACCGGGAGGGTGGGCGGAAAGGCACCTGTCTGGTCCAGCCGAGGCCATTGGAGCAACGGCTGTTCCATTGTTTGGGCCTGCAATTGGAGCCGCCGTTGGTGGCGCTGGGCTTGCTGCTGAAAGCGGAATAAACGGAGCCAAGACATTATATAACAAGTACACAAACTCGCCCGGAGATCAGAGCGAGTTTAATAAAGAGCGTTTCTATAATATATATAAGCAAAAATTGTCCGACATTTTACAAAACGCATTACCACCTCAAGCTTATGAGTCAAATAAAGCAAAGCTTTCTGGCATTATCCCAGAATCTACTGATACCAAAGAGAATATAACATCAAAAATGAAGGCATTCGAAGATCTTATTAAGACTAGCATAGGGCCGGGTTATTTAAAAAGTTCTGGAATGGCTAATTGACTGTGTGCGTCTGGGGGTGTAGGTTGCGCGTTCAGAGGGGTTGGATATTAAAATTATGAGCGCAATTAAGACGATTTTAAAATGTATTATTTATTTTTACGGATTTATTTTTATAGGTTCTTTTGTCTTTGGTTTAGTGTGGTGTTTTGTAGAGGATACGGTTATGCACAGTGCGGCCTATGCAAATAGGTGTTCAGAAATAATGCCGGCTACCCATATCCAGAAGGGCCATAAATGGCGTTAGAGTGGACTCCAGAAACTCCATGGGTAAAAAGCAACAAAAAGACGCTCCTGCATTGGCCTAGTTATGTATGCAGGAATCCGCAATGCAAAAACTATGGCAGATCTCATCCTAATTGTAGGTGCGGATCTCCTGGAACAAAAGGGGAAATGTCTAGCGGTAATGTAGGCGGATATTCACTTGCACGTGGTGGTGAGATTCATTTCTGCATGTCTGGACAAGAGCACAGTCCTGGCTGTAAACACTATGCAGATGGTGGACAGATTGAATTAAATAATGAAATCCATCTAAATCCAGAACTGGCTATTGATCATTCTATTGTTTCACATGGGCTTCTACACTTATTGACTAAAACCGGACATACAAAATCAGAAGATCCAAATCGTATTTCCGAAGATCACTTGGGCCATTGTTCAAGCGGTAGGTCTATAATTGAAAAACACAGCAAAAATATTTTCGACAAATCTCACAAAGTAGACCTAGATAATTCTGATGTTGATTCATTATTGGATCATATCGAGTCTATAAATAAAAACCACGGCGATATGCTAAATATAGGTGGTGATCTTGGGAGCGTTCTGCCTGATCATGGTGGTGCGCTTTCTTACAAGGCGGCAATGGCCATTAATCATCTTAATGCTATTAAGCCAAAAGCACAGCAGACCAATCCTATGAGCGAAATCACTCCTCCCACCGCCTTACAGCAAAATAGATATAAAAGGCAGGCCCGTTTGGTTCAAAATCCTGCTACAATTTATAATGAGATTAAAGATGGAACGATCCATCCAGACGATTTACAGACACTGCAAGCCGTTTACCCTAAGTTACTAGAACGAATGAAACTAAAGGCTACTGGCGCTTTAATTGATGCAAAAACAGAAGGAAACGATGTTCCAAGAAAGCAGAAAAGAAGCCTTGGATCATTTTTGGGACAGCCATTAAATTACACACAAACACCAATGGCCATGCAGGAAATTATTGCAGCAAACGGAACGAATCAATCACAACAGCAGCCACAAAGGGGCGCCAAGGGTGTAACCGCTCAAACACAAAAGACAATTCAACGAGCCGATTCGATGTATGAGACTCCGCTGCAAGAAAGACAGATAGATAAAAAGCAATAAATCCGAAGCACCGGCGCATAAGTAGCAGGAGGTATGTCCCTCCCAACTCATGCTTTGGGGTGCAATATGGGTAAGGCGCAGTTTCCTAGCCAATTCAATTGGCAATCAACAAATCCGGCATTTGGCTTCCTTCCGGGTCCAGGTCCTAATCAGGATTCGGCTGGAAACTCTCCAAAAAGCGGTGTGCTTGCTGGAGTAATGTCTGGAACAAATACCATTTATAGCAATATTCTTGGAGTAAGACAGACTGATAACCAAGGAATTGAGATCACATGGACTGGAACTCCCACCGGGACAATTCAGATTCTTGTGTCTAATTCTGGAATCAACTTTTATCCGCTTACATTTAGCCCGGCATTGGGACAGCCATCCGGAATCGCCGGGGGTTATTTTATTAGCCTTAACGCCATTCCGTGCCAATACGTAATGTTTCAATATACAAACAGTTCGGGCAGCGGGACAATTACAGCGTATTCTCAATGTAAGGCGAACAACCAATGACAAGTTATTCATGGCCTTCTTCTGGTGGTGGTAGTAATGCGAGCGTGGGATCTAACGGATCTGCAGCTCCTGCAAACTCAACTGAGATAGGTACAGTAGACATATCCGGAAATCTTCAGCCGATTTCTTCTACTAATCCGCTTCCGGTTACTGGGACAGTTGTTGAGTCTAATGACAGCATTGGTGCGACTGGGGTAGCGGTTCCAACAAGCGCAACTCAAATGGGAGCAAATAAGGGTGGACTATTGGTTGCGCCTTTTATGGGGCAGCAAACAATGGCTAACTCTTTAGCCATTGTAATCGCTTCTGATCAAGGCGGAATTCCAGTAACGGGAACTTTCTTTCAGACCACACAGCCAATTAGTGCAGTATCGCTTCCGCTTCCTGCCAATGCCGCTCAAGAGAACGGTGGAAACCTTGCTATAATTGCAACAGCGCAAGGAACGCCCGGGACAGGAATTTCTGAGCCGGCTGGCGGTGCAGGTTTGCTTGGTTGGTTGTCTGGAATTTATAAGGCCCTAATTGGTACGCTTACAATTAGCGGAACAGTTAGCGTTAGCTCTAGCTCTGCTGAATCCGGTCATGTTCCGGTTACATTTGTAAGAAACGTATATAGCACAACTCCTGTAACAACCGGTGCATATGTGCAGCTTATTGCAAGCACGCCAGCGGTTATCAATTACTTGTATATTTTTGATTCCAGCGGACAAACGCTAGAAATTGCGTTTGGTGCTTCGGGTTCTGAAATTCCTCAGTTTTTAGTTGTGCCTGGAGGAAATGGGCCGGTGCCCGTGCTTATCCCTCTGGGAACCAGGGTGTCTATTAGGGCTATTTCTGCGACCGCCTCAGTAGGGGAGATTGATATAAATGCGTTACAATAAATTTATCTTGCTTGCCCTTCTGTGCTCGGGCGTTGCAAATGCCGGAGATGTGGTAATCTGGAACGGCTCAAACGCTCTTTTCTTAAACAGCGGATCAATTATAGCGCCCGGGATACCGTCGGAGCTACTTTCAACAAACGCCAGCGGTTTGTTTGGTCCTACGACTGTTTCAAGTCCGCTAACCTACTCGAGCTCTGCTCTTGGAATTTCAGCATTCGGCGGAGATTCTGGCTCTGGCGGAACCTCTGGAATTGTTCCGGCTCCTGCCGCTGGCCAAGGCGCGGACGGTGCATTCTTGGCAGCAAGTGGATCGTTTGTCGTTCCTGACCTGTCAAAACCATTTCTAAGTCCCTTCGCGCTGATTAACCAGACAGCCGGTCCGGTGGGAACGCTGAAATATGAGAACGTGGCTATCTGTAATAACCACGCCTATGTTGTGGGTGGCCAGGCGTCCCCGTCTACGGTTGCAATTTATAACATCAAGGATCAGGTAAACCCTGTCTTAGAGGGTCTGATTGTAGCAGCCGGTGGTTATAACGTTCAGTGCGTTAACGTCAGCGGAAACAACTACGTTTTTATTCCAGCAAGCGGTGCGACTGGAAAAGTGTATGTTTATAATGTAAATAACAACTCGGTTCCCGTGGCTGTGACTGGGTCTCCTTTCACAATGCCAGGATCTCCCGGGAGTGTTTACGATGGCGTCTATGCAAATGGATATTATTACGCTGCTACCCAAAATACTGGTTTGGATGTTGTTGATTATGGCGGTGGGCTGTGTGGTGGAACTTTTACGGCGCCTGTTAACTGTTATCAGGAAGGTGGCGCTAAGTCTTTCGGCGTTGCTGTAAATGGTAACTACGTTTACACGACTCAGTACGTAACTTCTGGGTTTGCTACTCGTCAGATTAAGTCATGGGCGCTGACAGGCGCAGGAACACTTGCAGTTCCTTCTTTGATTCAGAGTCTTCAGGTGACAACGGCGGGAGAAGCACTCGGAGTGTCTATTAGTGGAAACACCGCTTTTGTAAGTGTCGCGGCTACTGGCGTTAATGCGATCGACCTAATCGACATTACAAGTCCGGCCAGCATGAGTAACCTATCGGTGTTCACTCCTAGTGGTGCCCTTAACAGTGGTACGGTTGCCCTTCAGTATCCAGCCTTTACTGGTAACTTCATGGTAGTTCCGAGTGGAAGCGGAACATCAGCGGGAAGCTATATTGACTACGTGGATATTTCAAATAGATCTAGTCCTGTTCTTATTTCAACGCGTTCTAGCGGCGTAGCTAATGCGGTTATGGGCGGGGCTGCTTTTGATCCTATCGGTGGGTACTTGTGGGTTGCCGATTATGGCGTTGCTGGAGGTAGTCTTTCTACTTTGGATTTGTGGACGCTTCCCTATTACAACCCAACATTCGGTAACGTTACTGCTGATGTTATTACTGCAATTGGCGGATTTGTTGGATCGCTCACTGGGCATGCGTCGTTAGATTTGGCTAAGGCTAACAATCTTTCTGACGTGGCAAATGCAACGACTGCACTTAATAATATTCTGCCCAGTCAGACAGGTCAGACTGGTAATTACTTGACCACAAATGGCACCAATGCAAGCTGGGCGAATGTTCCGGCTGGATTTACTAATCCAATGACTACGCTTGGTGATATTATTTTTGAGAATAGCACGCCAGCGGCTGCAAGTTTGGCCGGGAACACTTCGGCGACAAAGCAATTTCTAACTCAAACCGGAACAGGTTCTGTTTCTGCTGCTCCGGCATGGGGTGCGCTCGCGGGGTCTGACATTCCAAACAATAGCGCAAACACCACAGGAAATGCAGCAACGGCTACCGCACTAGCAGCACTTCCTACTCAGTGCGCCGGTGGACAGTTTGCAACCGGCATTGCAGCAAGCGGTAATGCCAATTGCGGAACACCGTCTGGCGCCGTGACCAGCGTTGGCCTTGCTGATGCTAGTACCAGTCCAATCTATACCATTACAAACAGCCCGGTAACTAGCAGTGGTACGCTGACAATGACTTTCAAATCAGAAACGGCTAGTACCTTCCTTGCTGCGCCAACTGGAACGGCGGGGCAGCCTTCGTTTAGAGCAATTTCTGGGTTAGACCTCCCGTTTCCTTCGTCTAGCGTTATAGGTGGCGTGCTTAGCTATACGTCTCCGGCGCATCAATGGATTAATCAGATTAGTACGGTGGGGAGTCCATCGAGCACACAACCAGCATTCTCAGATATTAGTGGAAGCATCGCGGTGTCTCAGGTTAATCCCGTAACGGGATCGGCTGGATCTCCGACCAACATTGGTGCCTCCGGTGGGGTTACTGCAACGGCGGCTGTTCCGTTTCAAACGCAATGGGTTCAGGGATCGGGTGGGCCTATCGTAGTAACGGCAAATCCTCAGATTAGTGCTGGAACAGTCGTAGGTCAGATCCTTTATCTAATCGGTAGTAGCGACACTAACAGCCTATCCATTTCAGACGGAAGCGGGCTTTCTTTAAATGGGACTATGGTTCTTTATAATCACAGCGCAATCTCATTAATTTGGGATGGTAGCTTGTGGAGCGAAATGCCGGGGCGGAGGCCTTAAAATGAAATTGTTATCACTTTTACTGCTATTTGTTTCGTCTGTTAGCGTCGCGCAGTTGCCGAGCAGCGTGAAGGGTGACGTTACCGAGGGCCTGGGTAACCTGCTCGTAAACTCTGCTCCAAACCGGGCCACCGTTTCACAGGGATGGGGAACGCAGGGATCTAACATGACGGTTAGCCAGGACACGACAAATTACCTAGACACCGTAAAGCAGTCCACACTGCTTACGTTCTCGGGAAGCACCAATGGCGCGTATGTCCAGTCTTCTACTTATCCGAATATCGCACAGTTTAATGGCGTAAATATGATGGCTCAGGCCATGGTCAAGACAACTCTGACCACGCTTCAAATGTGTGCGCTACTTGGTGGGTCAGTTGTTAATTGCGTTTCAATCCCAGCAACTGGTACATGGGTGCCTATTACTGCTAATTTCGTTGGACCGTCGTCTGGGACGATGGGAATTATATTTCAAACCAACGGCACTAGCTCAACTGGAACGCTGAATGTCGGTCTTGTGTATCTAGGTAGGGCGAATAACACCTCTCAGGTAAGCCAGGCGCAATGGGTTGGATCTGTCACCATTAGCGGCTGTTCTTCAAACTGGGCCACAACGTCTACTAGTTTTGGAAACTATTCTGCCGTTACTGGATGCACGTATACAGCGTCGGGGGCTGTTTCGGCGCCTTCAACCCAGATTCCAGGATTTCAGATTAGTGGCGGACCTGGAGAGTACCAGATTGTCGGGTCAGGTCAATTTGGAAATACAACAACAGCAGACTCGGCTGTTTTCCAGTATTCTGATGGAACAAACGTGTCCGGTCAAGGACTAACCAGCGGCAGCGGTGGGTCGGCCATCGTGTACGTTAACCACGTAGTCGGAGCAATCTACGAATCCAGCGCCCTGTCTAATGCCACAATCCAGATCCAAGCAAAAGTTATATCTGGCGGTTCTGCTAACATCATCAATTCAAACGTTCCGCTGACGTTGAATGTTTTTTACTTCCCGACAACTTCGCAGACAGGGTACCGAGCTGATGTCACTCCGTCTAGTGCAACCATGTCCACCGCGTATTCTGCTGCGTATTCTGGGACAACAACGTCAACTAGTTTTGGATCTATCACGTCGTCACTGACCGGAACTCTTTCGGTTATAGCGAGTCGAAACGTTACCTGCACGCAATCTGGCACTCTGTTGGGAATTAACTGCACCCTTCCTAGAATCGGAAATTACCTGGTCTGTTATTCCGGATACCAGCAAAACAGTTCAAGCGGACAAAGCACACTCGTTGCACTTGCCGATGGATCTGGAAATCAAATTACAGGGGCACAGGCACAGACTAGTTCTACCGGGGGTTATTATAGCGCAATGGGGGCCTGCGGAACATACACCGCGTCGTCTCAGGCTGCGACATTCCAGGCTTACGGTCGCATAGTTGGAAGCGGAGCGGCTACGTTCGACCTAACTTCTATTTCGGTTGTTGAATTAGACGCTCCGATGCCCGCGCCCTATCTCACCGGAAGCGTGACGAGTAGCGGGGCGGGGCAGTATCACGTTGAGAGTGCGACAATTGCTCAAACGGCGAGCTCGACTTGCTCGATTACCTCTCAGACCGGATCATGGCTTACGGGAGTTTCCTGTAGCGCAGCCGGCACCGTAACCGGAGCCATTGCATCGGCAGAATTCTCTGGAACCCCAATGTGCGTGGCGTCTTCTCAGAGCGGGGCATACTTGGCCCTGGTCCCGTCAGCGTCCTCCACTTCGGTAGAGGTTCAAACCTATTCAACGGTGCCCGCACTCGCAAACGCCACATTTAATCTGATCTGTATGGGACTGCACTAGCTTTACGGCAAATGTTTTTTGTTTTGGGCAACACTAAAGGGTTATATGACTGACAATGGATGGTCAGAATGGAAAAACTATGTTCTCGGAGATTTGAAGCGACAGGGAGATGAACTAAAGTCATTAAACACAACGTTCACCGCTCATGTTGCAACGGAAGCCCAGTGGCAAAGAGAAGTATCGCAGCAGCTATCTATGCTGGCGGAGAAGTTTCTACAGCCTAGGCGGGCGTTTACACGGTCAACTGATGGTCCCAATTGTCCTAAAGATGAATCAAAGACGGTTGATTCATTTAAGATTAATTCGATTTGGGGCGGATTAGTATTTATCCTTGGGGCTGTAACTGTAGCCATTCTTCAGTATTTGTTAACAAAGGTGTTGCATTAATTAAGATATAAAAAGGAAATATAAAATGAGCCAAACCAAAGCAACTAGCAATCAAGTACCACAACGCTCGATTCTAGATAGATTTGACCTGCAGGCATATCTCGGGCAGCAATTTAAGCTGGCAGTTAGTGCTAACTATACAAATATTGCAGAAACGCCTATCTATTTAATCAGCAACCCTTCTCTTGTAAACAGTGCATTTCCCAATGGCAGAGGGCTGTTTATCTTATCAAGAAGACTTTCTTGTTTAACTAGTGGAGCATCGGCAATATTTAGATATTATGATAGTCCACTTATTACTAGTACCGGTATTGAGACTCCAGTAATTAATTCTAGGCTGTCTTCTACAAATTCAAGCGTGGCGGCAATATATGGTCCTGGGCAGTTTTCCGTATCCAGCAATGGCACGTATCGTTCAACACTGATTTCTACAACACAAGATGAAGCAGAGAACTGCTCTATTACAATAATTGATCCAGGATACGCTGTCCTTATTACCTGTCAGATGAGTGTTGGTACCGGAATCACGTGCGCCAGTGAGCTAATTTGGAATGAAATCTAACGACCTGGGCTATTACATTGTTCTTTTAACCCAACCAATAATCCTATAATTTTTCGCTCACTTGATGGAGAAAAGGCAATGAAATCGGTATTGGCGGAAATTTAGGGACGTGTCGGGATAGCGTTCGCATCCTGCTCAAAAGAGTTGGAATTGAAAGTTGTGGCTTCAAGGTCAAAGATGGTTCATTTACTTCCGCCAACAAATCTCAACGGCCTATTTTCGGTTATGCCAGTCCCATAAGCCGGACTATTTCTATGTCTGTGATTGCGTCTAGCGCGAACTTTGCGGCATGAAGTACAGCAGTCAGAAGATGGACCACCTAAATATGGTTTACCACAAGAGCACGTCCTGGCAACTTGTCTGCAAGCTAGATGCATACTATGTTTGTTAAGATTGCAAGAAAGTCCACACTTTAAACACCTAATCTTCTCACTCATTTTAAACATCCAAACAAATGCGATTTAGCTTTCGCCTTATTTTTACTGTTCAACAATGCCACAACTTCAACCAGTGTGCATCATATCCGTTAAAACCAATTCGAACTTTTTCACATCCTTACCCTCCTTTTTTATTCTTAATCCCTCTTAAAATCTCCACGAGGCATATCTCGAACAAACGTCACCTGTTCGTTCTTTCGGTCCTTTCGTTTGGTGCGAGAAATGGGTTTAATTTCATATTGCATTGACCCCAATTTAACTGCACACGTTCTAGAGCAAAAGCTTTTACGACCGATCCACATGTAAACCCTATTTGGGATAACCACTGAGCAGAATTCACAGATATGCCTGTTCATATTTTCCTGCTAATAACTTCTGCCACCCTTGGCTTTGCATAAGATCCCTTAAAGATTTCCAGATGACTCGGAGCGGTCAAACAAGGACATCGTGCGTACATTCGTTTCTTTAAAATGTAATCTGAAGTTTCAAATCCTTTTGCTTCTACCAAATAGGTTGATCCGTCGGGCCGGTCGCAACTGAAATCGACTTTCCAACCAATTCCACATGGAAAATCTATTCTGTGTTGCTGTCTTATGCGTATGATCTTGCCAGCATTGAGTAGCATATTAAGTAAATCGAACACAGCAGCCTCAAGCCTGCTGGGAAATCCATCAGTTCTAGTTGCTCTGTATTTATTTTTTCGATTCCAATGTATCTGCATGTTTTTCCTTTTCAAGTATTGCTTTTGCGATTTTAGTTATTCGGTCTTTACCAAAGATTGCAAATAATAATTGAAATTCTGGGTGCTGAGATCGTTTCCCATCTTTAAGAAGTGATTCTATATAGACATCTATAGTTGCCCAATCGTCAGCGCTGTAATTGTCGGGTTTTGTCATTTACGGTTATTTCCTTTTCTGTACGCCGAGATGAACTCGGTCGCCGCGCGCGCGGCGCCAGATTTCTTTTTCTCTCTCAACTTCATCGGAGCGGTTGCGCAGACGATACATAAGAATACCGCCAGTTTTTCACTTTTCTGTTTCGGTTTATTCATACTTCTACTCCTAAATTAATTCGTTAGAGCCATTGCATTCACCGCAGCGGTGCCGCTGTCGCTCATGATTTCACCTCTTCCCAGCCGTAGCCGTAGCCGTAGCCGTAGCCGTCGCCGTAGCCGTCGCCGGAGCCGTAGCCGTAGCCGTCGCCGGAGCCGGAGCCGGAGCCGTCGCCGTCGCCGGAGCCGTAGCCAGAGCCGTCGCCGGAGCCGTCGCCGTCGCCGTCGCCGGAGCCGTCGCCGTAGCCGTAGCCGTTGATCATGCCGCTGTCGCTCATGATTTCACCTCTTCCCAGCCGAGAACGGAAAGAAGTTTATTGCCCCACTCGAAAGACACGATGTCGCGGATGTCATGAGCAGTCATAGGAGAATCATCTCGTCCGACTTTACTCAAAGCATCTCGACACCCAGTCAAACATGCGCCGGTTAGGACTCGAAACTCATTGAGAGTAATCTTACGATTCTTTCCTTCGTTTTTGATCGACCCGACGAGCGCTTGCATTGAAGGACGCTTCGTCGGGTCTTTCCAAATAGCATCCGCAACCGCGCTTGCGACCGTATCACCATGGGCACACCAGTGGGTCCCGACCAAAGTTGCAAAAAATCTTTTCCTGCCATCCGATAGCCTGTAACTCTCGATTGTGTGACCCTCGGCCGTGATTACAGTTTTGACCGGTCCAGTAACGATTTCTTCAATTCCGTCGCGATAAATTTTTCGCGCTTTCATGGATCAGTTTTTCCATTTTTCAATGGATGCGTAGGCGTCGTCTGTCATTTCCGCCAGTTCAAGCCCGGCAGGATTTATGACCGTAACGGACTTAAGACGTGCGCCGATAGAATGGCCACCTTTTGGTTTAAGCCCGTTAGCAGCCACATCGCTGATTGAGCCGGTCTTATCGCGGGTGTAAATGCGCCAGAGGCGATAAGCACCTGTCAACGTGACGGATTGAGTTGCCGGATCGAACGATTCAATAACACCGGCATGAACCCCCGCAACTTGAGCGCGAACAATTACTTTTTTTCCAACCATATTCATACTTCTCTCCTTCAGTTATGAGCTTTCGCTCGGTTTAAAAACTTTTACTAACCGTTGCTTCTAAAGCAGTCGGGACTTCCCGAAATACAGTCTACGTTTTCATTGTGAACATCGGTAGTCCATTGGGGTGCCCCGCAACCTATCCATGAGCCCAACTCAATTTGCGCTTTTTTCAATGCCTCAAGTATCTCAGGCGCTGCCGCAATGTTACCTGAGTTTTTTGATACACGGTGCAATTATTTAAAAGCCAAGGCCCCTGTGAATGTTTCATGTCAAACCTCCTTAATTTCTAGCCGTTTTCGGGCTGTACCCTTTTGAATGATCAATTTAAAATGAATCATCAGTGTCATGTTGGTTTCCTTTCGTGGCACCGGCACTCACACTTTCCATTCATTAAAAACGGACCTATTCCAGTACGACCGACACATTCTGAATGGCGGCTCTCAAAACATTGGAAGCTCAAAGCGGGCACTTCCCTGCCAGATACGCCCACCACAATTTTTGCTTTGAGTGGGCCGCCGGATTTTCTATTTGCTCGGTTATGGACGGAATACTTAGCCATGGCTCACTCCCACTTGCTGCCATTTTGAAGATACAGCGAGCGTAGGTTGTTATAGGGACGGGTCGGGATAGCGTTCGCATCCTGCTTCACTTGGGATTGCGCCATTGCGACGCCATTGCTTGTGCGATACCCGCATACGTCCTGCTCCTGTTTTTCCACCCATCCGCTCCTGGCAGCATTCGGTGTATTTTCGCTTCTCTTCCTTCGACTATCTTTGTCGGCGTTAACTTCGGCAAACCTTCAAGCCATAAGCACGTTGTCTTTGTCTCCCCATGCCCAAATTGCCACGGTTGGATAATTTGGTCAGGCTTCCTGATTTGACTCGAAATAATACTGACTGGGTTTTCTACGCACTTCATAGCTATTGGTGCTGCAAATATGGCTCGCACAAAGTCCAACGCTTCTTTCTGCTCTTTCCGCTTATCCTTGAACCACCTTGCTCCACTAACAGCTAGGTGTGTGCATGGTGGGTGGGCAATCAAAATGTCCCAGCGGTTGTCCATCCAATTTCTCGCATCCCCGATTATGTGGTGCTCATTTTCTGACTCACTCGCCAGTAGGTCACAAGACCAGGCATCTACGCCCCTTGCTCTAAATGCGTCCCGCACTATGCCCGAAAATTCACACACGACTAGCACTCGCAATCCCATATCCCTCAGTTTTTCACTAGAATTACACTTTTTCATAATAGTCTCATATCGAGTACGCACCTAAGTGACGCTTTGTGGGGTGCCCAGTAGCACGACTTACGTGGAAATGCCCGTGGGAATAGCCTCCCAAAGTCATCCACGGGCCTTGGCGATTGCGTCGCTAACCTGATTGTAAACATCGGTAGTCCATTGAGGTGCCCCGCAACCTATCCATGATCCCAACTCAATTTGCGCTTTTTTCAATGCATCGAGCATCTCAGGCGCTGCCGCAATTAGACGGGCGTTGGCCTGACATTCTTCGACCGTGTTGGTCCCGTCATCCAGCAAAAAACAACCCGTAAATGCAATTGGGCTACGGCAACTACCATCACTGTTACCTGAGTTCTTTTGATACACGGTGCAATTATTGAAAAGCCAAGGCCCCTGTGAATGTTTCATGTCAAACCTCCTTAATTTCTAGCCGTTTTCGGGCTGTACCCTTAACATCGCATAGTGGGTATTCATTTTCTTTCCTTGGAGCCTGCGCATTGTTTGGTCATGAATGACTCACAATAGAAAATCTGAAATAAAGCCAACCCCATGCCTTGTAACGTGTCGTAGCGAAGTCGTGCCATCCGGGTGATTCTTGGCCCTCATCCATCACGCCAGGAATCCAGCCAGCCCACTCTAATCGTGAAAATCTAAGCATATACTCTTTCATCTCATCCTCCTTGGCTTGGCGATTGCGTCGCTAACCTGATTGTAAACATCTGAGGCTTGTCCAATGGCTACAGGTAAGCCGAACCACAGGCGGAGCGGTTGCGCAGCAGAGTGAGCCGTGTTTCCGTGGCCCGGCAACGCGAGTGTCATGTAAACTCCTCTGGCAGATCAAATGAGCAAAGCATTATGCGGATAGGACCAATTTGAATACGCGTCGATTCCATTTCGCAACGATACTCACCGGCGAGAGTGCGGAAGGACGCTTCCCAACTCTTGCCCACATAAAAAAATTTATCCGACTTGTCCCATCGAGGGCACCATCGGATGCTAATTGGCTTAATTCTTACAGAAACCTGTTTCATTTGCGTTCACTCCTTAATTTCTAGCGTTGTCCGGGCTGTACCCTCCGTGTTTCCTTAAGCGGTGAACGCAGGGATGCCTAAAAGACTTCTTTTATTTTATTCTTTAGCGATCCCCGCCTGTAAACTCTCTCTATTCCCCATTTGGCTGGGTATTCCGAGAATTCTAACAAGAGTCTGAACGACAAAGGGTCTTGTCTTGAGTCGGTCGCAGAGCCAGATCCCCGGAATGCGTGCCTACCGTTTCAAACTCTCTCGTGTTTCCTTGAAGGGAGCCACGCCGTCAGCCTCTAGATGCTAGATCGAGGGTTTTCTCATCCAGCTATGCTACTCGTACACTCGAGGAGTCCCGCCAAGGACCAGATCAACTATTTGCAAACGTCCGCAAGTTGACCCTGTATGCGCTCTAGAAACACACCGATTAAATTTATATTGCAGACCGCATTGATTCATGCGAAAGACGGACCCGCAAGTCTGTAATATTTATTTATTCGTTTTGTAGACCCCTTGAAGTAAAATCTCAAGGGGTTTTTTATTCATCTGGCAATCTAGGTCGTTTGGATCTACAGGTCACACAAAACCAACTATCTGAGCCGTCTTTTTCTTTGAACTTACTGGCCATCATTGGTCTCTCGCAGCAAATTGGGCCTGCGGAAGTCTGACCCGGTAGTGGCGACGCCGCCGGTGCCCCGTTTGGTTGGGATATGACATCTGGTTTTGACCTATGCATTGCGGCCTCGCCGTCGTCGTCTACCTGCACTATGCCAGTGATGGCTGCGAGCGCATAGCGTCTTGCATATGTCAGCGCAGACCCGACTGCCTGCGGGTCGTTTTTTACGGGATTGAGTGGGTAATAGCCCCTGATCCACTGCCCGGAGGAGTGAGCCAACGTAGTGATGACAACAGTTATTCCATCTTTAAAATCGGTTGTCTGAATCACGCATAGCTTATTTTCGGTGAGCGGTTCTCGCAGGGCGGACCAAACGCTTTCAAGATCCGCGTACTTGCTCTTAAAAAAAGGATTAGAACTATCCTTAAGCGCAGCCATAGCTTTAGACTGCGCGTTGCTTAGGGCTAAAGCTAGGTGGTTTATTTCCGGTGTTTGACTCATTGTTGACTCCTTTTGTTTGCAAAAGATCGTAGCGCCTGACTGGGTCTCAATTCGGCCCCGGCAATCTTTTTGCCCGATTTTAAGTCTTTCTTGATGCGTTCTCGGTCGGGACTATAGGTCACAAGCATGTACTCTTTATCTAGCCGCGACTCATCAATGACCAGCGCCGGAGTCGATGTAGACAGAACAAACCGGGAATCAACCCCCCGGATCTCGGTTGCCCCCAGGGCGCACAAGGATTGCTTTATGGCGTCCTTGAGGCGGTCTTTGAGGGCGCCATGGCCCCGCGCTATCTTTGCGTAGTAATCGGCTTTAGCTTTGTAATAGGCCGACTCTAAGTCGAGCCGATCGAGCACGACTTGATAACCATCAATCTTGGCCGGAATGCTTATGTCAAGGTGAGCAACAAGAGCCTCTAACTCTGGAGTTAGTTCTCCACCGCTTTCGGCCAGGGCCTGACTGAGTGCATTAGCCTGCTGTACTAACGAGTACAATGATTCTTTGGTGGTCATGTTCATGCACCCTCTTCATAATAGTCGTGTTCAATTTCAACATCTCTGCTCTGATAGAAGCAAATGCGGTCATCTAAAACTTCCTCTAAAGAATAGACCGAAGCAGTACCATAAACGAGTTTACTAGAGATGTAAGAGTTAATGGCATTAGCTAAAATCGTATCCATTGCCATTGATTCAATAATTTCCACGTTGTCCATTTTTCTAGTATTCATTTTACTGTCACTTTCTTGGGCCGACCGCCCAGTTTCCCATTTTTTTTTGATGCCGCAGACTTTGCCTTGCTTTTAACTCTACCGCCAATCTTACCCAGTGCTACCGCCGCTTTGTGTATTTTCATGAATGCCATTTATCCAAACCGGTTAGGTTTTGCAATATAAAAATAGGCAATAAATAAACAAAAAGTATCAATATAAAAATGGTGCTTCCGGCGTGAATTGAACACGCGACAACCGCAATGGGTATACCCTGTGTGGTGCTCTACCGCTGAGCTACGGAAGCACTTATGAAACTATCAGGGTAAAAGAGTCTATTCCCGACAGCATCAACATAAACTCGGAGAACGCCTCTCTGCTGCACGTAATCATGTCACCCTGCCGCTCTTTTCCTACTAAAACACAGCCGGCAGAATTAGAGTCATAGTTGCCGACATGAAAAAGCAGGTTAGTATGGCCGATTACGCCCGTAATCTCGAATGTTTCGAATGGGCAAGACATTCCTTCTAGTTGGTGCATTCCCCGAACACACTGAAAGGATCCGCAAGGAATTTTAGGGACACAGTTATAAGAGTGTTCTAAAGTCTGAAACAATAACCCTCCAGAATCAGAATGTAGTTCACTAAAAATGCCGTCTGGAGACAAGTCAATCCTAATTAGATGTAGGACCATTGTCGGCCTTCTTTCTAGAATTAGGGTCTACATGCCAAGATGCCCACACGGCGAGCAGTGGCCCTAGCCAGGACCGCAATTCTTTAATCAGCTCTAGGATGAATGTTTGGGTTGATGTCATGCAGCCCCGCAAAGACTTGCTGTATGGCTTGAGTTGTGGGATAATCGCAACTTGCAACAGAGCATAGTTCCTCAATTTCTTCCTTAAAATCGCCTACAGCATTTGCATCCATGCAGAACATGCCTTCCCTCATCCTATCCCAAGAGTCTTTAGAAATCCAATTACTACCAGAGGTAAGCAATTTTGCATGGACAGCTCCTGCCGAACCCGCATCAACATAAACGTCTTCGTCTTTAATTTGGACTGCACAACTAGGTAGTAGTAGAACCGTCGTAATTGACCATGGCAGCAGATGCAGCCAAGAAATCCGCCTGGGCTTTAGATAGAGCATTAGAGTCTCCGGACGCCTGTGCTGCTTTCAGTGCTGCTAATGCGTCGTTAAAGTTAGATTCTTCTTTGGAGATTTGGAAATCTATCACGGTAAACGTGACAACTTCCGCAACCCCTTTGATCACGTATTCCGCAAAAAAGCTGATAATGAATTGAATGAGTTGCTTTAGTCCGGGCATCGCGAGTGGAGGGTAATCGGCGAACAAAAGATTTTCACCAATTGCAATGCCGGTATTAATTGCCCCAGTAGTGATGTTTACGCCCGTTTGGGCGGCTAGATTTGAGACAGGATTAGGTTGGTTCACTACCGGGGCATCGGTCATATATTAAAGAGTTGCCAATTTTGCAAGTTCCGCCTTCACGGTTGAATCCAGCATCGCAACAATCTGAGTTTCCAGAATCTGGATCTCAGGACTGCCAGACTTCGCAGCGGCAGCAATAGCTGGGAGCAAGGTACCGGACCAAAGAGTCAACAGCAGGGGGGATGCGATGGGCAAAAGGGCTTGTTCAAGTTGAGTAAGATTCATTTCAATTCTCCTTAAGTTTGTTGTTGCAATTAAAAGGAAGAATACTATCGTCAGCTCAAAAGACAACAAAAGTTTGTCTAGGAGAAAAAAATGAAGAAAATTGTGTTTAAAGACGACGCTACTTATTTGCCAGTAACCATGGATCAGTTTCAGGATTTGACCAATGAGATCCTGACAGAAATTAATAAAGTTTGCTCGCCCCATGCCCTGGACGGGGATTACTGCGCCCAAATCCTTATGTCTGCTATTCATGCTTACGATCACAAGGTGGGACGGGTGTCTAAAATCGAGCTATTTAGTTCCTGCATTAACCGAATTAGTTGCCACGTGACCTATCACTCGGTTCAGGAAATTCAAAAACGCCTAAAGGTAGCACAAGAAATCGGTTGTGGATCAGCCGAAGAACCCACTTCAAATGTTGTGTCTATTGAACAAGAGAATGCAGAATCCATTTGAAACGCCTGATTTCTTATCCCTGCAGCGCAAATGGTACGAAATACTAAAGAATAACGGATTTGAAGATCAGGAAAGCGCAGACTACACAGATAGGCCACTAAAAAAATGGAGTGGATCATCCTGGGTATATTCAGAAATGCATCAACCCCCTGGAGTTATGGCCGTCTCAAGTCTGCCTCAGTCCATCTTTAAAGAAGAAGAGCATTTTCAAAACCACCCAGAATTTGATGAAATATGCTCAAGCCTGTGTAAGCATGGAAATAGTAGGCTAAATCCTGTATTAGTTAAGGCCATATGGCAAGACTACTGCGAAGGCAGGTCTACCCGGGAGTCTGAGCGGAGCCATATGGTAAGCGACACCGCCGTTTTTAGAGTTATTAAAACCATAACCGAATGGATGAACATCGTGGATACAAGGGAAAAAGAGCCAAGCGATGAGACTGTAATCGTAATTAGGCCATTTGATAGGTCTCCAAAGCCACGATCAGACACCGCCATGATATACTCTACGTGGAGAAATTCTCTTTGGTATGACAAATCCAGAGACGAGAGAAAATCTGCAGAATTTTATACATTTAAAACCAAAGAGATTAAATCTATTCTAGGAGACCACGACACAACCGTTTTAATTGCATGCGACAAGTTGGATCCGGACTTTATCGCCGGATATGCGGTAATTAGGGGAACGAATCTAGAGTTTGTATACGTTAAGATTGATTATCGCAAAAAGGGCATAGCCAAGCTATTAACCAAGAAATGTAAAACCGTAAGCGCACCCATGACAAAGATTGGTAGAAAGATCGTAGAGCTGTGCAATATAAGGGTTTATAAGGAGAATTATGGAACAGGTACAAAAGAAGAAGCCAGGTCCGAAGCCAATATCAGCACTTGAGCGCTCTTTCGAAGACGGAATTAAGTGTTGGTACGCCAGATTCCAGGCCCCAGTCTCTCCGGGGATTAATATGGAGCCGGTATATGAGTTTTACGTAAGGCATCCAGCCGAAAATATAATGCCCCACAGCCCAAAAAACAAATACACTGTAGACGCAATGAGTCACAACGAGCACACCATGTACTGGAAGCTGGGCGGTTTAATTCAAGAAACACCATGGGTTAACGTTCAGTGGGCACGACCTATTGTGTCATATAACTAAGTGAATTTAAGATGAGCCATCCAAATAGCCTTAAAAATCTTAGACCCATTCAAAAAGGGGAAATAAGAAACCCTAATGGACCGTTTGTGGCGCTGCCCGCCGAATTAAGGGCAGCTAGACGTACCAACATGGCATCCCTTATCCGCCTAATACACCTTTATGCTGGGATGACAGATGAGCAAGCCAAGCAACGTCTACATGGTCCAGAGGCTTTGCAGCTAGAGGAGATGATCCAAGGACAGATTCTTAAAGCAAAAGAAGGGGACTCACGGGCCTTCCAGTTTATAATAGAAGTAATGTGCGGAAAGATACCAGAAACCGACGACATAAAGACTGCAGATACCATGTCTCCCGAAGAAAAGATTAGTTACATGAAACGGGCAGTTGCCGTTTTGGAGTCTCAGATTGCTAATGGAGCTACACCCAGAGACAACGAATAGTCTTCTTGACGATGCGATTGCCCTATTATCCGGAGATAGTTACGCCCTGGGTGTATATGAATCCGCTTTCCCACAGCAGCAGCAGGTCATAGACGACCCATCAAGATTAAAGGCGATCCACTGTACCAGAAGAGCGGCGAAGTCTTTTACTGCCGGACTTTACATGGTACTTACGGCACTTCGATTCCCTGGATGTAACTGCCTTTTTGTTGGCCTTACTAGACAATCTGCGCTTGATATTATCATGAAGGATATTCTCAAGGTTATCGATCGAACGCATCAACTCGGAATTCATGTTAACAATAAGAGTCTCGATTGCACTTTCCCAAACGGATCTGTAATTCGAATCACAGGCGTTGATGTTAGTGAAGACGAGATGAATAAACTTCTTGGAAAGAAATACAAACTCGTTTGTATCGACGAATCTAGCCTTTATACAGTTAATCTTGCTCATTTGGTTTACGATATCCTTGGTCCAGCTATGGCTGACGAAAGTGGCACCATTGCTCTGTTTGGTACAAGCTCTAATTTCACTCAAGGGCTTTTTTTTGACATAACAAATGGAAAAGAACAAGGCTGGTCTATTCACCGATGGTCGGCGCACGAAAACCCACATATTGACTGGAAAGCACAGCTAGATGAAATTGCTAAAAATAGGCCTCTCTATATGGAGACACCTCAATTTAGGCAGTGGTATCTTAATGAGTGGGTAATCGAGACGGACAAACTGGTTTATAAGTTTAATCCAGACAGAAACCTGTTTAGGGATTTGCCCTATCCACATTCGAAAGGGTGGCACTATGTGCTGTCATGCGACTTGGGTTGGGAGGATGATACTGCAATAGTCCTTTCCGCCTATCACGATAATGATCCCACATTCTGGGTCATTAAAACGTTCAAGCAAAAGCATATGACGTTCGATGCAGTAGAGACAAAGCTTCTCACTTTCCTTTCCGATCCAAAATATCCAGTTAACAGCGTGATCATTGATGGCGCCAACAAGCAGGGCGTTGAGACTATGACGATGCGTTCCAATATCTATTTCGAATATGCTGATAAGCTTGGTAAGGCTGATCACATCGAGATTTGTAACGGTGACCTGATACAGGGGAATGTTAAACTGCATCAAGATTGCCATGATTTAGTAGATGAGATGATGGCGCTAGTTTGGAAAACGTCTGGAGACAAGATCGTCTATCCCAAAAAGGAACATCCCAACCTTCCAAACCATCTTTGTGATGCATTTTTGTATGGATGGTTTAATGGGTATCACTTTCTTTCAACTCCTGCAAAAAAGGCACTTACTCCTGGGACTCCGGAATACATCAAAGAACAGGAAGATTTGCATAAGCAGGCCATTATGGATAAGATCAAGCGAGACCAGGCCACGAACAATCCAAACGGATCCGGCAGGACATGGGTTAATAATGCGGATGGATCGGCCATCTGGAATAACTGGTAGAGTTGGGAAGTAGCTCAGTTGGTAGAGCTGGCGGCTGTTAACCGCACGGTCGCATGTTCGAGTCATGCCTTCCCAGCCAATTTCCGAAGCAGCTCCACATCATTGTGAACCTTCCATTTTTAAAGACTAGAGAAGTCCCAAAGCTTCGCCGCATGTCTGGGATATCTAAATACGGCTTCTCAGAAGATGACGATCTTATTGAGAATTCCTTAGATGAACTTATTTCGGCGCTAGAATCAAAGGATCACAAATCATTCGTGCAGGCGCTTAAGGCGCTAATTCAATGCGTCAAAAATAAAGAGGAAAGCAATGCCGCTGATTCATTCAAAGAAGCCTAAGGCTTTTAGCCATAATGTAGAGACCGAAATGAAGGCTGGGAAGCCACAAAAGCAGGCGGTTGCTATCGCTTACAACATGGCTGGCGAACACAAGGCAGAGGGTGGCTGTGTTGGCTCTACTTGTAAGGGTTGCTCAGATCCAGCATGCTATTCCGAAGGTGGATCTGTAGACAGCTGGACAAAGAGAGAAGACAACGAAAAGGGAATTAATAAGTCGATTTCTCATGGTGCTCCTGGAATGAGCAGCGCAGGAATGTTTGTTCGTCAGGGCAAGGACAGCGGAGATGACGGACGGGAAGCCGCCAAGCTTGCTCATGCGCGTACTTTAAAAGAAATGCGGTCCATGCCTAAGCCAAGTCTTATGGCAGGTGGTGGAGAAGTCCATGAAGACGCAGAACAAGACAAAGAACTTATTGATGATGAGATCCATAGCATGCTCGGCGAAGAGCTGATGGCTGCAATTGATCAAAAAGATCGTAAAAGAATCATGGAAGGTATCGAGGCAATCGTACTTTCTTGTTTAAATAAGGAGTAATCATGTTTGAAGCTAAGGCGCTCAGTGCCGCAATTCGTAAACGCAAAAGAGAATCACTTCGTCCTGATATGGATTATGCCGGTCAAGAAGCGGTTGATCCAAATGTTGCTTTTGAAGA